TAATGAAGTGGTGCGACGACAGTTTGGATATCGTACAATGGATGTCCGAAGAACTCGTGCTACCTTACATCTGCGAGACCGACAAGAAACCTCATCGATACTTCATGGACTTCGTTATCAAGTACAAGTCTGGTCGTGTTGTACTGGTAGAAGTCAAACCATTCAAGGAGACTAAGTTACCTGAACGTAAACAGGGTAAGTCTCGACGTACCGTACTAAACGAAGGTATGACATACATTAAGAATCAATCTAAGTGGACAGCTGCTAAGAAGTATGCAGATGATCGGGGATACCATTTTGAGATCTGGACTGAAAAAGAACTGACTGCCATGGGTATCATGCCCAAGTCTACCCAGAAGATGCGTACCAAGAAACCTATTAAAAAACTAGCACCCTTCCGAAAGAAAAAGAAATGAGCCCAAAGGTATTCTTCATTGGTATGGACAATTCGTCCGACCAACCATTAATCGATCTTATGCTAGACAGCGGTTGCTCTGTCGCAAGTATAAGTTCGGGTAGAAGAAACCTTGCGAAGACTATCAAACGTAACCTCATAGCAGGTAACGATCCACTGCATACAATCAGCGATAGTAATGTTTATATTAACATGACTTATTTTGAAAACGACGACTACATCGAAGGTAACCAATACTACCGACAACTGTACGAGGCGTACCCAGATGCATACTTCATATTGAACTGTGTAACCGAAGCGATTTTTGTAGAGAACAGAATGAACACCCCCATACTTGAGAAGTGTAAAGAGACAATGGTGCCAGGCAAACCCCTTACCACCCAAGAGGTAGTATGGAATTGGATCACCTATAGATCCCAACACCATGCGACAGTCATAAACTGGTTCTTTGGTGATGATATTAGAGCAGAACGGTTCCTTATTTTAGATGTTGACTATGACAATGTGTCTAAGATGGTGAACTTTGTGGCCAAAGACTACACTCTCAATATAGATAACTGGATACATTCTGTATAAATAGAAGTAGGAATTTTAACGGAAGCATTCATGTCTAACATATTTCAACGATTAGAACTACAAGCGTTCCGTGCTGGTATTACACCACGCACAAAAGAATCACGTAATTGGTTTCGACAAAAGATTAAGAATCTTCGGAGTATCAAACGTGAGGAGTTGATGAAAGAAGATCCTATAAAACAAACGGGTCAAGAGATCGTCGGTAGCATGTACATGTTCTTCTATGACCCTAAGCATAAGGATACACTACCGTACTACGATACGTTTCCGTTGGTTGTAGTTGTGGGGCCTGCCGAGGGTGGGTTCTATGGATTGAACCTACACTATCTACCTCCTATCCTACGTGCGAAGATGTTGGACGCGTTAATGGATATTACCAGTAACAATAAATTCAATGACTCTACTCGATTCAAAATGTCGTATGAGTTGTTGGTTAAGAGTAGTAAGTTGAAGTACTTCCAACCGTGTTTCAAACATTACTTGAATAAACATGTACAAAGCAAGTTCGCATTGGTGCCTGCACCTGAGTGGGAGATCGCTACATTCCTACCGACCGCAAGTTTCAAGAAGGCGAACTCCAAGAAGGTATACTCCGACTCCAAGAAAAAGATAGGTGGTTAATAGATGTCAGGCATAGAAGAACTAAAAGGCAAACTTACCTCTAAGAATGGTATGGCGATGGCCAATCAGTTTTCGGTTTCACTTCCGTCTATGGGAGAGGTAGGTGCACGAGAACTAAACGTTATATGTAAGGACGTTACTTTACCTGGCCGGCAGATAATGAGCCTGGATAGAACTGTCGGTATATTCAACGAGAAGATCGCCAATGGTTTTGCAGTAGAAGACGTTTCAATAACATTCTATGTGTTGAACGACTACGGTGTTAAGAAGTATTTTGATACGTGGGCAAACACTATAGTGGGTATGAACCATAAGGTAAAACCCACCGCCACTGGAGAAGACGCATCTCCAGAAGATAAGGCAGCTACCAAAGCCGCAGAAGCAGAATTTGCGAATACTCTAAAGATGGGAGAGGTAGGTTACAAGAACAACTATTCGAAAAACATTACTATACGACAGTTGCGTAAACCTATCGCCCGATTTGGTTTCGATCTTGGGCCGTTAGAGTTTGATTTTGATGTTGGGGGTGCATCTATATACAGTATAGAATTACTAGAAGCATTCCCTACATCGCTCAGTTCAATACAACTGAGTAACGACGGACAACTGGTTGAGTGTACAATGCAATTCTCGTACACCAACTGGAAAGTGATAGAAGATAAACGAAGTTTAGTTGATGGTAATTTCAACTTTAACTTAGGTGGATTAATTTAATTATATAATATAGGATACATCATGGCTTTACCAAAACTGAATGCAGCACCAACATATGAAATGAAAATCCCCTCGACGGGTCAGAGTGTGGTCTATCGACCGTTCCTTGTAAAGGAACAGAAGAACCTTCTCATAGCATTTGAAGCGCAGAACCGACAAGACCTAGTTAGGGCAGTTATACGAACGATCGAGGCATGTGTGGAAGAACCTATCGGTGGGTTACTAACAACCTTCGATGTGGATTACATGTTCACCAAGATACGTGCTAAGTCTGTTGGCGAGACCGCTAACATACTTGTACCTTGTGAAGAGTGTGAGGTAAATAACGAGGTCACTGTCGAGCTTGATAAGGTAGAGGTCATCGGAGATTTGCCGGAGATGTTGATACCAATCACCGAAGAGATTACTGTTAAGATGAAGTTCCCGACCTACGAGGAATTCCTATCTAATCAAACTCTTTTAGACAGTACGAGTACAACTGAAGCGTTACTTCAACTCATCGTCACTTGTTTAGATTCGGTGTTGACCGACGAAGAAAGGTTCGCTATTAAAGATGAACCAAAAGAAGAAATTATAGAATTCTTGGAGTCAATGACTACCGAACAGTTCGGAAAGGTTTCTACCTTTGCTGCTTCGATACCGGCATTGACCCAAGACTTAGAATTCGTATGTACATCATGCGGCCATACTAATAAGAAAATACTGAAAGGACTTGACGATTTTTTTTGATAAATCTCTCTCATGACACCCTAGCCAATTACTACCAAGTCAACTTCCAACTACTAAATAATTTTAATTACTCGTTGGATGAGGTAGAAGGAATGATACCTTGGGAGAGAGAGATTTACCTAACGATGTTAGTTGACGATATCAACGAGAAGAATCAGAGAGCTAAACAGAAAGGATAACCAATGAGTCTTAAACGAGTATCAGAGAAACTTGGAGAACAGAACGACCTCATGATTGAGGTCGCTACGGATATCTATGACTATATGGATACCGTGTTATCTAAGATAGAAACCTCTGGCAAAAAACTAGACACCATTAATACTAGCGTATTGAAGGTTGCACAATCGTTTCAGATTAACAATGGAAGTGGCGATGGCGACGACCTAGAAGAAAAGCGTGACGGCAAGCTTGCTGATAAAAGAATGTTCGAGGTGTTATCTGGTATCCAAAAGAATACCAAGGGTAGTACTAGCAAGGGGAGTTTCAAAGAGTCTGCCGGTAAAGGTATCGGAGCAGGTGTTGGTGCTGGTCTAGGTTTCGCTTTGAAAGGCCTTGGTGCGGTTGCAACTCTGGGCGCATTAGGTTTTGGTATCGGTGCATTCTTTACTGGTCTTGCTGTTGGTGATAAAGCACAAGCGATGATTGGCACGGATATGTCTGCCACTAAGAAGAATATGATTACTCTTGGTGAAGCATTCGCAGAGACACCTACTGAGGGTCTTCTTGCGATGGGCGTATTGGCAGGAGTTGGTGCAAAGTTTGGTAGTATGAAAGGTGCCCTTAATATGGGACTCTTTGGTGCTGGTATCGGTGCATTCTTTGGTGGTCTAGCATTAGGCGACAAAGGGATGTCCTTACTGAATACAGATGGTTCTGCACTCAAGAACATGATGGTAAGTCTAGGTGAAGGACTCAATGCATTTAGTGGTGCATCACTAGTAGCACTAGGTGGTCTTATTGCATTCGGTAGTGCATTCGGTAGTGCAGCTGCTGTCGGTCTTCCTCTACTGGGTCTAGGACTAGCAGGATTCTTTGGTGCATTTGATATTGCAGCTGCGGCAGGTATAGACGGTAGTGGTCTAGGTACAATGTTAGGAAACCTTGCGACTGGTCTTGCACCGCTCAGTGAACTGAATGGTGATAACCTTATTGATGTCGGTGCAGGAATGGCGGCATTAGGTGTAGGTATGGTTGCTCTTTTCGGTGGTAAAGCGATTGGTGCGGTTTTTGACTTCATAGGGAATCTATTTGGTGGAGACGATGAGGACATGTTCACCAAGTTATATAATGGACTACAACCCTTATCTACATTGAACGCAGACAACCTTAAAGGTCTTGGAGATATATCTACTGTCATCGATGGTCTTGCAGATTCTCTGGATAGACTTATCGATACAGACTATGATGCAGTTAATGATTCCATAGGGGATTTCGGTAAGACAATGTCATATGCAATACCTATGCTGGCCGCAATGAAAGGTCAAGGTACCGGAGAGAACCCTTATGTTGTTGGTGACGGTTGGTTTGATGGTCAGAAGAAACTTGACTTCTCGCCAGGCCTAAACTCTTTCTCTAACGAAGATGTGCAGATGATGAATAACATCGCATCCGCAGGAACTCAGATATCATCCAACTCTTCGGGGCAACAACAGAAATCTACTTCAGCAGGAAACGTTGGTAAGTTAGTCACCGAACAATCTGCGATTAGTTCTTCCGCACCTGTCGTTATCATGGATAACAGTACAAACACCTCATCGTCTGGTGGCGGTGGTACGACTGTCTTAGGTGGCCCTATATCTGCCTTTGATAGAATGGATCCTTACTTCGCTACAAGAACAGCATAAAAAAAGGGACTCCGAAGAGTCCCCTTATTAACTACCTCTACTACCTAGTCTTCCGCAGCCATCTGCGCGAAGTAAGACAACGTATCATCTTCTTCCTTAGCTACAATCCCTGCAACAGGTTCTGCCGCTGCAACAATAGTAGGTTCAATTGCTGATCGAACCGGAGCAGCTTCAGCAGACTGTGCTAGTGCTTCGTTCTTAAGCGTAGACCCTGCACCAGTCGCAAGACCTAGTACTGTCTCCAACTTGTTCTTCAACTCATCATAAGATTTGAAGTACTTAGGATCATGTGCACCAGCATAGTCAGGGATGATGAACTCGTTTAAGTCATACATTCCGTTATATACTGCTTCAAGTTGAACTTCATCACCATCTAAAAACGCAGTGGGTGCTTTGAAGTCTGACTTATCGTAGTTTCTATAGCCCGCAACATTACGGATCTTCAATTCGAAGAATGCACCTGTCCAGAAGTCAAAAGGATTGACCGGAGTCTCGCCTGGAAATTCTGGTTGCATTTGATCCATGATCTTATCAAAGATCTTCTTACCGAATTCATAGATAAACGTTTTGCCGTTATTGGCAGGATTGGCTGGGTCATTCATTACTTGAATGTTTGTGACGTAGTGTAGACGACGCTTCTGCCGACGAGCAGTTTCCTTGTCTTCTTCGATACCGGAATTCCACAGTCGAGAGTTCAACTCACCTAATGGGTCATTCTGACCTAGGGTAGTAAGTGAACGTTCGATGTACCATTGTCCAGTGGGGCCTTTGAAGGCGTGATCCCAATAACGTACCCACGGAAGGTCTTGACCTTCGGTAGCAGGTAAGAATCGAATTACAGCGTAACCATTGCCCGCTTCATCAACGGTAGGTTTCCACTTGCGGTCGTCTTGGTATTTGTTTGAGTTTGACACTTGACCAGATGCGGCATTCGCTTCAGCGACAAGCTTCGAGATATCCATAGATTTGGATTTTAGATTTGCAAAAGACATAATATTTTCCTTTAGTATTAACTTAAATATAACTTAAATATAAACAATGTATAAACAATGTATGAGATTACCCATAAGGGCACTACTACTTATACGTCTAGTTGATTCTGTTTTGGTAGAAAATTCAACTGACGTGCTTCACTCTCAAGGTGTTCTACAATGGTTGGAAGCAAGTACTTCTTA